ACTTGTTACTCTGATCAATTTCAATTTTAAATGCATCAATGTTTGGAAGCTTGTTATACTTACCAACAAATTTACCAACCTCTTTAAATAACTGATGGTACACACCTTGAAAGTATTCTGGTTTAATAAACGGAAGAACCTTACGCATATAAGATTCGTTAGTCAGAATATTTCTTAATATAACTTGTTCTACGTTGCTCATAGTACTCCGTCAACTCTAATAGTGTAAGTAAAAAATGGAACTGCATCTACGCCATGATAATCCATTGTGTTAAATGTGTAGAACTTATATTCTTCTGGTTTATAAATCTTTTTCTTTGAAATAGGATCCCACACATAAACAGGTCTAGAATGTCCAGGATTAAAGTTTATGAACGTTACCTGTTTATGATAAACCTCATCAACATGAATTGGAACAGAAGATCCACCCCATGAAGCAAATATCATTACTCTACCAATAGTAGAGAAACCCATTTTATTTTCTATTACATGCTTAGTATATGGTGTCTTTTTTGCTACAGACGACCAAGGTCTCAAATCTTCATCTCTATTTCCATATCTATTTGGTTTAAGAGAAATAGCAAAAGTCCAAGGGACGTCAATCTGTCTTCTAAAGTATCTAAATTTTCTAGTCTCTTGGTTGCTTAAACCAGAAATTTTAGGCATTCTAGGATCTTCTAAAGGTAAATCACCGTCTTCTTTAAAATCAGGTGGTTTTTCTCCATATACGTTTGGAAGAAAGTCTAAGTTGCTTGTAGCCATAGCTCGACAAACTTCTTCATCTATTCGTTCTAAATCAGCGTCATCATTAAAATTATGAAATGGTTTACCACCAAAAACGCCTTGAATAGGTTTATCACCTCTATATTTTAAATTATAGTCTTCCATCTTTCCTCATTTGAGCTCGGATCTTAGTAGCAGATATATCATGCACATCTTTGCCAAGATCGTGTTGAGTAAATGTATAGCCAACATCTCGACCATAACTAATGTCTACAATGTTTGGTACAACTATTATAACATAGTTTTCACCGTAAGTAAACCCAGCTTCAAGTAATTTATCTTCAATATTTGTCCGTACGGTATTGAAATAAAATGGGTTATCATCATTACCCATTCCAGCATCTACACCAGCAACGTCACGGCACATAATTACAACTTGACCAGTTTTCGCTAGAGCTTTTTTAAAGAGTTCAGTATGTCCATCGTGCCAAGGTTGCCAACGGCCTAACATTTGAATTGTAGGTTTTTTGTAATCAAATGCCATACGTTTCTTTTATCCTGCTTGCTAATAATTTAATTTGTTCATCATCCATAAACTCTTCTATAATATAGTCAAAGTCAGTAGGTGGTTCAAACATTTTATTGGTATCTTTAAAAAGACTTGCTTTAATAGTATCCATCCAAATTGTAATGTCTGCATCATAGATAAAACGTGTCAATTCAGTAGGACAAACAAAATCGCAGATTACTGTACGGCCACAACCTTTCTCGTAATCTGCGATATTAGTCATACGCCTTGCTTGGCGAATTCTAGCATCTTCGCTAAACTCCCAATCATTTGCCATTGACCGCATTTCATCTGCATTAAACCAAGCGCAATCTAAATGTTCTTGTAGTCTAGTAGCCAACCAAGTTTTACCGCTCCCCGGTAGACCCATTATCAGTATCTTCATTTTCTAATCTCTGCATATTTTGCTCTAGAATGTCTAAAAGTATATTCCCGGTTGTTTCATGCCAACCTAGATCTGAGTCTGGATTCCAGTCTTCTCCAAATTGGTGTGATATAATTTCACTACTATAGTTCAGACTTTCGCCATCATCAGATACTTTAATAGCTCCAAAATTAAATACCGTTTCAACATATTCACCAGTCAATATCCGAATATTCCAATGATCGTAATTTCCTGGTGTTAATTCATAATCTTTATTCTCTTTCATTACTCTACAATCTCATCCATTGATACTTGATCTTTGTATCCAATAGTATATTGTTTCTTGACAAACTCTTTAAAGTCGGTGTCGTTAAAGATAGGATCCCAGAACTCTTTCTCTAGAGTTTGATCATACCTAACTTTGCTACCGATCTCACCAGTTTCCATATCCACCGCTGCATACCAGCCATTGGAAGGCTTAATAACGTACCCACCAGCAAGAGCCACGTCAAGAAGGCCAGAATAACTGCGAACACCACCGTCCCAGGAAACAGTAATAGGAATCTTAGACTTTTCTTTAACATATCTGCTTTTCTCAACATTAATAACAAAATGATAGCCTTGGATCTCAGTACCTTTTTTATCTTGTTGTCTACCAAGAATCCAAATGTTGTCGGCTGAATAATAAATGCCTGTACCACCACCAACAACGGCTTTAGGGAATAGGCCAATTTCCATATATGTGTGGTTAATAGCCAACAATGGAATGTCTTTCATCGTTAGATATGGCGTACACATACGGAACAAGCCTTTTAATGCTTTTGCTCGAGACATATCTGCAACTGATTTCTCATTGATAGCATCTTCAAGTTCTTTCTTTGAAGCCAAGTTACCAATAGAGTCAATTACTACAATGACTCGATCTCCACGTTCTAGACCTTCGAGCTGAGCAATTAAATCAAATTTAAGTTCTTCTACGTTTGCAATAGGAGTATGCAATACTCGTTCAGCATCAATATCAAATTGTTCAAAGTAAGCCTGAGGCGAACCAAATTCTGAATCGTAGAATAGCATTACAGCATCTGGATACTTGTTCATATAAGCACCAGCCATAAGCAAAGCAAAAGAAGTTTTAAAATGTTTGGATGGACCAGCAAGTACTGTCATACCTGGAGCTAGTCCACCATCAATAGATCCAGAGAGTGCCACATTAATCATTGGCACATCTGTTGAAATCATATCTTTTTCTGTAAAGAACTTACTCTGACTCAGAACTTCCGTTGTCTTGATCTTGCTGTTCTTCTTTAGTTTGTCCATAATTGACATTTTGTGCTTTCTCCCGATCGCTTAGTTCATACTGTGAACGAATTTCATTGTTTACTTTGCGGACTTCTTTCCAAATTGTTGGATTCACTGATGTTTCTTTTTCTGCAAACTTAATAAATGCATTAAGATCTTTAGGGAAACATGATCCACCAAATCCAGCTTTACCATCTGGTCCAGGAATTTTCATATGTGAATGGCCAATACGGTGATCAATTGGTAATGTCCGTGATAGCATATTAAAGTTTGCGCCATAGTCGTCACAGATTTGTTTCAATTGGTTAAAGAACGTTACCTTTGTAGCCAAATAAGTGTTTACTGAATATTTAAATAGAGATGCTTCTACTGGACTCATCATAATACTTTGAGCAGGATTGCACAAACTAAATGCGTTATAAATTCCTTCAAGGTATTGTCCAGCACCTTGGTCAGTGACACCCATAACATTAAATTGTTGATTTACAAAATCCATCTTTGGATTTGCTTCAGTCAAGAACTCTGGATTATAAACCACACGGCTATCAAAACGTGTAAGACGTTCTGCAGCATCTGGTGTAATGGTAGATTTAATTGCAATAAAAGATTGTGTAGTATTAATCAATTTCATTACTGCTTCATCTACAATAGATGTATCTACACTACCATCATCACGACTTGGTGTAGGAGCACAAATAAAAGTAATTTGTGGTTGAAACTCTGCAAGGTCTGCAAGAGTCGTATTATAAAGTGGATCGACAATAAATTTCTCTACGTTGTCTGTAGAGAAAGCATAGTCAACAGCTTTACCAACAAAGCCGTGGCCAACAATGCCAATCTTCAAGTTTTCTTGTTTACGTTTTGGTTGATATTCAATTTCAGCCATCTTCTAGTTCCTTCATCATTTGTATATTATGAACTCTTTCTCTGAGACCACTAGAGCTAAATCGGTGGTCACGTTTATTAAAATATAATTGAATGCCACGGCGGCGGCAAATTTCTTTACCAGTAAAATCTTTGTCTTTATATTCTTGACCCATGATTTTATAATCCATATGGAATAGCTCAAGAATATCTTCTAGAT